CCTATCTTCCTAACCCTTCCACCGACAACGGCGGTTTAAAAATTAGTAAGGCAAGATGCTTACATAAATTAACAACTACAACGAATTACAAACTTACCAGAGTGTTTTAATTTGAACACAGGGCAAGTACAAAGATAAGTAATTAGTTTCTGTTCTGAAGCAGCTGGTTTCTCTTCGATAAAATATTTGCAGCTGCAATGTTCTTCAGACATGAACTCAAGAGTTCCATATAGATATAACACTTCTTGACAAGATAAACAAAGTGTCATTCACAAACACCTACAGTCTGTAGGCCAACAATATCTACAATTTCGATATTCAAGATAGAATCCAATAATCAAGAGTCGTCCACCTCTGGTTTGAACAACCTCTTCATGTGATCCACCCAGATGGATAATATCTCTCCATCATTAGTAATTCGAACATGCCCAAGTTCGATGGTGGTTCCGCTTTCGTCGATAAATACTATCTTCCTATGATGACTCATATACAACGCTAAGAGTCAAAGTCTATAAACAGTAATCACGAACATGTTCGCTTAATCTAAATCAAATCCCCAAAGGGAATGATTGAATGCAACATCATATACGTCGTAGGCCAATAATGCCCAACCGACTCCAGGTATCAAACGACCTCCAACTCTAGCACCGAGTTTAACGCCTGCTTTACCAAGAACTTTCTTGCCAACAACTCCACCTATACGTTCTGCTTTAGACGCAGCGGTGGCGTAATGAAAAATAGGTTTAGGCCAAGGATTAAACCTGGCATAAGTAACATGAGAGAACACCTGTTCTCCACGTACTCCCGCTTGAATTAAACCAGCTGCTGGAAATAAATTTGCAACAGCTGTAGCCACTCCTAACAAAGCATAAGGAGTAATATCATCCTGTGGATCATACTGTTTCCACATCCACTTCAAAGGTCTTGAAGTAATATCATGTTTGAACTCTAAAGGATTAAACATTATTCCACCCACTCAAAAGAACATCCTACACAGATGACGTGGTGAACGATTCCTTCAGAAGAAGTATCGATAGTTTCTCTGCTATGGATAAGTGATCCACAACGAGTACAAGGAACATCTGACATTATATCATCTCTTCTTAGGTGCAGAAACAAGTTTCTTAGAACTCTTCTTTTTGTTCGTATATCTATATCGAACAAGTTTTCCGTCTTTCTTGAAAGACTTGCCATAATTGTACTTCGCCATCAGAAGCACACTCCCGATGCACGTGCAATCACTAAATCGGTGATGCCCATAAAATGGCTAAGTATCAAGACCAATAAATATTCAATTCGATTATTTTTCAAATGGTCAATGGCTGTAGCGACCTTAGCGGTCTGTACAATAGTATCTGTTGTTTGTATAGTCATATCAATCACATATCCTGCATAGGTTCTGCCAGGTAACCACGATGTGTTCCTGGTATCATATCAATTTGAATCAAAAGTTGATTCCCGACTTCAGCAGTTGGAAACCAAACAACCTTCAGAAGTCCACAAGGAGCGTTACCGCCTTTAATTCTAGAAATACCAACATTAGTGGTAGCAGAAGTCGAGTAAATCTGGGTATTATCATGCCATTGTAAACCAGACATTTGGTTAGCACCACCAGGATACATAGTATCAACATTAACTCCATCATTTTCAAACGGATATGGAGCAATGTTATTTTCTGCAATCATAAGATCAAGTACATCGTCGTCCTGTTGAGTTCCTTCGTTGAAGGTGGCCGACATCCAATTCTCTGGTGATACACCATCTGCATCCGCAGCATCAACAGGTGTATTAGGATCTAGAACATTAGGCAATAACCTAGAAGCAGCATATCCCTCAATAAGAGATACAGCATTAAAACCAGAAGCACCAAGTCCAGGATAATTAGCTCCGGTGGCTATGAACTCACGTTCTTGTACGCCACCGACTGCTCCGAGAGTAGTATCTGGAATAACTATCTTCGATGATTCCCATTCTCCAGCAGTAGTAGCTCCTCCAGGGGCTTGTGGTAAAAGATTAGCTCCAAATCCTGCTATATGATGAGCATCATCCGCATAAATTTTGAAATCTAAAAATCGTGGTCGAATAGACTCCGATTCGGCTAAAGCATCATTATTCATTCGCTGCCAAACCGCAAACGATTTATGCCAAGCATTCGACATAACCCAAGTATTAGGTAATGTATAAACTGAAAATGTTCCAGAAGAAGCAGATGTTATCTTCATTCCAGCAAAGCCCCAATTGAGGCCTTGTCTTAGAAATTTTCTCGAGGCAATACTGGCGCATTGAGACAAATCGATGTAACCGATCTGAGGAATTCCAGCTCCAGTTAGAGCTGCAAGAGAAAATGTCAACGTTAAAGGAACAGGTTCCAACTTAGGAGATCTACGAGTCATTTTGTTGTTATTACGGCGAGCCATAAACAACTGGGGAGTAAAGGGGGTCTATAAATTACTGCCCCCCGTAGCCACCCAAGAAGCGAGTTATTCGCTCCGTTACTCAGAGGCCTCAGGATACATGTACCCGGATTCCTATCTTCCTAACCCTTCCACCGACAACGGCGGTTTAAAAAT